CCGTATTCTAAATAATCAACTTGTTTTAGTTTATCAAGTAAAGTTTTCGCTGATACATATTCTAGCATTGTCGCCTCTCTTATAGTCGGGCCATTTTTCAATATCACCAAGCCCAAATGTTAACGTTTGTGTAATATTTAATTCTAGTTCTTTACATATTTGTTGTTGCTGTTGTTCAAAATTTTTAACAATATAGTTGTGATTAAAATTTTCCATAAGACATAATCCAATACAAGCGGCAAATCTATTAAAGATATTAGAGTCTCTTGAAGCAGAAATATGATCATCAACGTACTCTTTCCTAAACCTCATACCTATACGATAATCTGATACTCCATGAGATTTACTTAAACTTGTAGCAAAATCAGTTACACAGTTATAGTGTAACGGGTACTCTATTGCGTTTGCTATTCCAAAATATGCTCCGTCGATCATCACCGGAACATCCAACTGATCTGCTTGTTTTAATATAGATTCGTAATTTGGATAGTATGACCCGTTTCCACTAAAAGGAAAACTCATAACAATGCAATCATTTTTTTTAATCTTTTCGTCTTCTAAATAAACAATTTTTAATCCATACGCATTTCCAACTATTTTAGATAGTACAAAATCGATCTTGCTTACTCTAAGACGCCTTTTGTTATTTCTTGCTACAAACTCTGTGATTGCTTGACTAGTACCATGGCAATATCCAGCATATTTGTATTTGGTGAGATCTAAATTATTGTTAGTATTTTTCGATAAAAATTTTCTAAAGGCATTTTCAATTTCGGAATGATCAACATGTTTACTACCTGTTTGAAAGACTTTTAAATTTTTATTAACAAACTCTTTTATTGCATTGCTTTGTATAGGAATACTAGCTTTGTTTAATTTATAATTCATTATTTGTCCTTGAAATACTTGTTGAGTTTGTCCGGCTCGTTCCTGTGTTTGTTTTCAGGATCCAACGAATCTTTCTTTGTTGTTATCACTGGCCATTTTATTGACCATTCTCCATTAAATTCTACCCATTGTTTTCCATCTGGGTCTGTATCTGGTTTTATCGCATCCTCTGGACACTCTGGTTCACATACTCCACAGTCTATGCACTCGTCTGGGTTTATAACTAACATGTTCTCGCCCTCGTAGAAACAGTCCACTGGACATACTTCAACACAATCTGTGTGCTTACACATTATGCATTTGTCATTGACTGTGTATGTCATATTATTGTTCTTCGTCTGAGTGTAGATCGTTTAACAACTGTCGTAGTTTACCACCTTCAACTGTGGCTTTAACTTTGCCAAAGTCTTCTCCTTTACGAGGATTAATTTCAGTATTTCGAGCATCAGTTGTAGGTCCTGTGGGAGATACTTTGCTTTTAGTTTTAAGGCTATCCATGATTGACGACTGTGGTTTTGATTGATATTGACTTTCTTCCTCATCAAGTGATCTGATTCTTAATGTATCTACATCAAATTCTAAATCAACTTTCTGTCCTACGCCCGAACTAGATCTTGTCTTCATGAACTGTATCTGATATCTGCCACGCTCTTTCATTGCTCTCGATGTGAATATACCAATCACGTTGTCTGCTGTCTGTATCTTGGACAGTCCGCCAGAGATGTGACTGTGGTCAAATTCTATCTCTTCAACAGATGCTCTGTTTAACTGTGATGCTGTAGCCATGATCATTTGCGATTCCACTGCAAAGTTTCTTAACTCTTCTGACACATACTTGTCTTTGATGAACAGATCCGCTGGTGATATTTTTTTACTTTTAGGCATCATGAGATCTAAGTAATCAATTAATATACAATCAACTTTTTTCTTCTGCTTTAGTTGTAGCTCTTTGATGTATGCTTTTATATCATTGACATTGCTACCACTTGGTAGATATTTGATTCGTATATCGCCTGACTTTTTAGCCATCATTTTAACTTTCATTTCAACTGTGCTGATATCTTTCATAACTTGCCGTGTTGAGATGTTTGCCATCATGGAGTCTAATCTCATAGCACAAAGAGACTCACTTAATTCAAACGATATGTAACATACATTTAATCCAGCCTGTGCCCAGTTAACTGCAAGATTCTGCAAAAACAAACTCTTACCTGCACCTGATCCACCCGCAAATATGTTTAATTCACCTCTGTTGAATCCGCCGTATAATTTATTATCTAAGTTTGCCCAACCTGTGCTGATCTGTCCGTTGTTATCCTTTAATGCTTCTAATCTAGCTCGAGGATCTGCAAAGTAATCTGTTCCTAGGTCTTTGGTTAAACTAATGCTTACCGCCGCTTTAATTTTATCTTCAACAGGATTGTAATCTCCTTTTTCTAAAAGATCGGCCGATTCTAGTATTGCTCGTTCCATTGCTTTATGTCTAGAGAACGTTTCAAATTCATCAAGTAGCCAAGTAAAGTGTGTTGGATCTATTTCTTTTGCTGATTTAAGTTTTATATCGTGTTTGGCATTGACTTGATCAACGTCAGGCATTGCAGTATATTTTTCAGAATAATCTTTTACAAATGTTGCAATTGGTTGAAGTTTTCTATCAAAACTTGCAGGATCAAAAATGTTCTGAGCTCTAGCAAATGATTCTGCATCTGCTAGAAACATTTCTAAATATAGTTTTTGTACGTCAAATGTATAATCAGCCATTTATTTTTCTTTTTAAATCTATTTTTAATTTACTAGTTTCCGTTGTTTTTAATATTGATTGTATTGTAAACAGTCTCCCATATTTTAACACAGCATCCGCCACATCATCAACACCTTTCTGCCATTCTGGAAAAGCAACACTCCATCCAAATTCAGTTGCCTGGTCTATAAGTTTTTGTCCTGGGGCATCTCTATCTGGCACAACAATTACCTGTCTGCCTAATCCATCTATCAGCTCTCGTTGTGTATCATTTATCTCTGATCCTAGTATACTCACTCCAGATATGGTAATTGCATCAAACGGTCCTTCTGTAACAATTACAAATTTCCTAGACCAATCCTGAGCATCCATGTTGAACACATAACCAGGCTGTACATCTGTATAGTATTTTACTTTGTTTGCATCTGTAAATATCCTACCTGTAAATCCTACTATATCACCTCTCCAGTAAAATGGAATTAACAATCTTTGGTCAACGTCCCATATCTTATCTGGTGAATACATAAAGTCATACCAATCAGCACCTATGCCTCTGCCATCTAAATATTTTAATAATCCGTCTATTTTTCTCCATTGTGGTTCTGTTAGATCATTGCCTACATACTTCTCTAACCACACATCCAGTTTGTGTGCGTTCTTTGGTAGTGTTCTGTTCTTGAATGTTACAAACTTTTTCTTCTCATATTTTGTGTCGCTTTCTTCTTCACGCATGGCCTCTATCGCTAGTTTACGTATTGTGTCATCGGCTATGCCCAGGTAACTCATAAACTGTCTCATCTTATAAGATAGTTTTCTACCAGTCACATATGAAGTTTTAAATCCACAGTTGAAACAATGATAACTTACTGTGCCGTCGTTACTGATCATTATACCACCACGTTTTTTCTTGTCTGCTGATTCCCCATTGTACACACAACAAGGTGCATTGAAACTTATCCAACCGCTTGGAGTTTTCTTTCTACCCGCAGGTAAACTAGTCAGAACTGTATTCTGTATAAGATTCATTAACTATATTTTACTGTCTATATAGGATTTTGTCAACTGTGCCAGTATTACTACTAGTATTACCGTAACTAAATCTAACATACTGATAGACACCGTTGAAGTTTAAGTGTGTAACTGCATCGTTGGTTGTTAGATCTAAATCAGCAATAGTAAAGTAATCAGAATCTAATGCAGATGTGGTAACCATTGTGCCTTGTATCTTCACTCTGCCTGCGAATCCTGTCGAATACACAGCAATGGTATGTAATGCAGAATTATTATTTTTTCCCGGGTAAGCATCAATGCCCGATGAAGTTTTTGAAAGAGGGCCTGTGCTTACTGTAAAAGAGTTTATTTCAGTACTTGGTAAAAATTGAGGATACGCACCGTCTAACAATTCAATTGTCCCAGCACTTACGTAACCTGTGTCTGCATACGTTACAATAGTACTGCCGTCTGTTTTAATTTCATTGATGCTGTATTCGTAAAATTTATTATCTAGATCTAATAAATCTCCTTCTGTGAGCTCTACCGTAGCATTTCCTTTACTACTAATAGTAGAACCGTCATCAAGAATACGCAAATAACGTTGTAATACAGCTTTTTTTGACTCTGTATCGATCATATTAAATTGATAAGTTTTACCAGTTATATCCTGACGCTTTTGGTCCTCATTTTTAAACGTAAAAGTGATAGGGTTACGAACCCCTCTGTATATTTTTAAACGTCTATCGTACACTTTTGAGTTCCTTCCGTAATAACCATCTTGGTAAACGATTATTGTGTTTGTTATTAAATACCTTTGTACTGTTTGCATAATACATATTTAACAGTATTTATAGATTAAATTATGAATGAAATTTTTGAAACACTAGGCAAGAAGTTCCCTTTTTTATCCCTTATACAAAAGGGCGATTTAGAGTTTGTAGGGATTGTACAAAACCAAGACAATCAAGTTACGAGTTTTTATGATTATGGAAGAATAATGATGCCCCAAGATAAGTCAAAATTTCTAAAATTTGGAGAAACTTGGTGGTGGGAATCAAACAGAAAAATACCTATTAACATTTTTCTTAAGCAAGATTTTTCATATTTTAGAAACACACTAGTAACTCTTGTAACTAAAGATATTGTAATTAAACATGGACCTGTAGTAAGGCTTGATGAAATAGCAAAGAAAAGAATCAAGCGAAGAACAATACAGTTAATGCGTAGACCTGTTTAATCTTTAGTACGTGATTTACCGTTAATTCCACAAACTCTTTCAACATATTTGGTTAAAGGATTATTGGCTTGATAAGAATTAAGTTCTGATGTTAATGATAAAGTAGTATTGGATTTCTTACGTTTTTTAGGGATTATTTTTTTACTTTTCTGATAGTGCATCAAAACTATATTTAGCTCTGTTGAGCATATTCATTTGCACCACTATAGCCTGTGCATATGCCACAGCATGTGATTTCTTGAAGAAGTAACTGCCATCTGTTGGTTTAGTCCAGACCTCTTTTATTATGTCAGTCCAGTCCTTGTACATCAGCCCTCGTTTAGCAGGACGTATTATGGCCAACACTGCCGCTAGTTGCTCTATGGTCTTTGGCTCCAGTTTGGATACTATGTTGTAATGGCCATTTAAGTGGAACAGATTTTCTACAGTCTTGGGATCCTTTAACATATCCCAATCAGGCTCCTGTATCATTAATTCTACAAGTTCCTGTTCCGATTTTATATCTTTATAAATGTTAACGTTCAATAAATCTATTTTGAAGTACCCTCTTTCTTCTGCTTTTTTGTAATCAATACTACTGTAATTTGAAATTGGATTAGTAGGTATTTGATGAAAATACACTCCTGTCTTATGTTTCTCATGAACACCTTCTTTGATCATAACAGCCGGAGTATGATCAAACAACTTTAAAATTTTATCCCTATCAAAAAAATCTATATCAACATCAGGCATTATATTTTGTCCATAGTTTATGTAATATGTAAAACCAAACTCCGTTAATTGCAGGTTCAACTAATGCAACTATGCCTGCTTCAAATAGACTTGCGCCAGTCATTGCACTAACAACTGTCATAGCAATAATAACATGACCTAATGTATAAACTAATGCTAAAGCAAGGCTATTGTTTTTAAATATGCTACCTATACCTTTTGTAAATTCAGTCATAAGCATTAATTTAATTTTTCCTTATCAATATTTTCAAGAGTTTCAATGCGTACCGTTGGGTCAAACATCTTAAGAATTTCTAAAAGTCTTTCCGTACCAAGTGTGTGTTCTCTGCTTGAGTTTATTTCTGGCACAACTAGTTTTTTAATATTTCCATTTTGACCAATTATCACCACACTATCACCTGGCGCAATTTCTAACCCATGGTCTGTTTTAAGTTTACTCAATTCTGGCCTCCTTGGCTGTTTCCTCTACAAATAATAAATCTGCTTTATAATTTTTAAATTTATTAGTCCAAAACGATGGTTCAATAAATTTTTCACACATTTGTAATTGTTCGTCACTGAATGAACTCAACATTTTTTTTCCAGCGGCACACCCTAACACTACCCACGGTGATATCTTTCCTGCTTGAATATGTTGTACTGCTCTGTTTATATTGACTAATCTAAAATAATCACTCCATTGGGCATTTTGCTCTTCTGCCCAGTTCATCATTGTAGCGATTGTTCTTTGTAGTGCTGATTCTACAGGTTCCGATTTCATTATATCAATGAGATATGCTTCGTATAGATCTTCTCTTGCCCAATGATCTAATTTTATTTTTGAGGTAATAATATAATCAATGTATTTGTCAGGATACAACGGATTTATATGCATCATAAATCTTCCAAATTTAACAAAAGCATTATAATAAGCACTTTTACAAAAGTCTGCATAGTTTTTAGATTTTGCATTGATTTGATGTATCTGATAGAATCTCTGGAATACCATGAAAGCATTCACTACCCATTTTTCATCTCGTTGTAGGTGTCTCCTCTTTGGTTCACACAGATGAACTTGGAGGGTTCTTTCTTTTGCGAATGTTTTATCGCAATAGGTACATTTATTTAGAGTTGATTCCATGCGACTCTATAAGTTGTTCTAGTTCGGCATCTGTGATAATTTTATCAAGTGTTTCGAGATCTGCCTCTTTTGTTGACGGAAATATTTCTTGTAATTGTTTAAGACTTTTATTTGGTACTTTCTTCATTGGTTTGACCCATGGATGAAATTGTTGTTTTAATCCACCACACATAGCAGTTAACATCCAGCATAACTTTTTGTGTTTGCCTGACAACGTAAAAAGATGTTTATTAACACATTCATTAATCATTTCAATATAGTGTTCTTGATAAAATTTATCACCGGAGACAGCACTAGCATATCTCATAATCATATACGGTGAATAAAGACTTTTTTCCTTATCGTCAATTCTGTCATAGTAGTCTTTATTACGAAAATCAATTGCTTTCATTCCGCTTCTTAATTCAAAAAATTTTCTATTATCTTTTTTCTTTTCTACCATACATCACCATAATCGAGTATTTCTGACTGCCGAGAAATATCTTTAACAAAATAAGCACAAGGTGAATTTGGTTTATCGCTTAAAGGTATGGCCAGTATTTGTCCTGATTTAAGTTTAGGAAAATACCATTTTACTTCTTGGTAGATATCAATTATGTCAACTCCAAAAAAGTCTGGCCGTCCTCCGGTTAGTGGATTAAACACAAATGCATCAAAGCCTCGATCATTTAAACTAGTAATAGGTAATACATGAAGCTCTCCTTGTTCGGGGTCACCAATGATCATTTTCCAATCCAGTGGCATCTTAATTTTCCATTTACCTATTTGCAATACTGCCGCTGGTGCATTGAATGATTCTAAGAATATCAATGGAATAAAAAAATAATCCGGATCTGCAGGGTTTGAATTGTCTAGTACAGCAAAACGTAAACTGTCGTCAACATACTGAGGAATTTTTTCTAACTTGTATGTTTTATTATCAATTGTAAGGATTTTCATAATTTATCTTTTCTATAGTATACGGGTAATTGGCCTCTTTGTAAAACTTTTTCCTTGCTGTTAAGTGTCTTTTTGCAAACTTGCAACTACTAGTAATGTCCCATATCTGAACGTTATCTTTGTCTTCGGCTTTTCTTATGCCCCTCCCTATGCTCTGAATAACTCTTACAAAGCTCTTGCCGGGTTCTATGAGAACAAGATTAAAAATACGAGGAATATTAATACCAACGCTGGCAACTCCATATGTGGCGATAATAACTTTATTTGTTGCAGTAGATATTTCATCGTAGTGTTCCTTTCTATCTGTGTTTTTAGTTGAACCTGATATAAAAATTGAATCGTTAATTTGTTTTTCTAGCATTTCTCCAGCTGATATTCTGTCTACAAGTATTAAAGTATTTCCTGAAGTTGCAATATTTTTTATTGTATCAGCAATCCATGTCATTCTAGTTTTATCAGTTGTAACCCATTTTAATTCTTCTTGATAGTTTTTAAATGCAGGATGATCTTGGGTCTGTAGAACGTTAACATTACATTGTGCTAACACTCCTTTGTCTTGTAATTCTTTAGCGGCAATACGATTAACCACTTCACCTATGGCACATTTTAATCCAAAGAATTCAAAATCTTCTTTAGGTACTGTGCCGGTCAGTCCCCAACGTATGCCACAGTGGGCAAATGGTCCAGTTAACATTCTTTTCAAAACATCTGCTTTAGCCATGTGTACTTCGTCTATTATAACTGTGTTTACATTTTTAATTGCTTCTGCAAATGCTTCTGAATCTTCATCTTTACTTTTCTTCTCTAACACATTCAATGATTGCCAGGTTGCAATAGTGTTTTGTCTGCCTAGCTCTTTTCGATCACCGTAGTAAACTCCCACATCGAGGTTACAAGCAAGGAAGTCCTCCTCGGTCTGTGTCACAAGACTTTTGTTTGGAACAATAGTTAACGTCCTTCCATAGTCCTCAACAAGTTTGCACAAAGTGGCTGTGATGATAGTTTTACCTGCTCCTGTGGCAATCTCCTGTATGCATTGAGGATGTTCTAAAAATTTATTAATAGTTTCTACTTGATAGTCTCGCAATTCAATAGGTTGTCCTGCCATTGGATGAGACTCTGGCCAGTTAACATCTGACATATG